CCGAGAGACCATCAAGCAGCTCGCCGAGAAGAACGAATCCGGCTACGCGGTGTACGAGGGCATCGACAAGCTCGACACCCTCACCGAGACCGACATGGCGACCGCCAAGGACGCGCACATCACCGACCGCATCGCCAACGCGTACGGCTTGACCATGCCGTCCAAGGACGCGGTCGAGATGTACGAGGCGTGGGGCACGATGGAGATCCCCATGGGGGACTCTGACGGCCGCAGCACGTTCGTCGCCTACACCGCCACCGTTGCCAACGGCCAGACCATCCGCTTCGAGCCGACGTTCTTCTGGACCGGCGAAGCCCCGCTTCAGCTCGCGACGTACAACAACGTCCCCGGCCAGGTCTACGGTATCGGCCCCATCGAGCCGAACCTCGGCTTGCAGAGCCTTGCGAACGCTCGCGCCAACCAGCTCGTCGATGTCGCCGCGTACGCGATCAACCCAGAGAAGGTGATCGTGCTCGACGGTGTCATCAACCCGCGCCTGACATCGGCGCCGGGGCGCAACCACCCAGCGGCCGACGTGAAGAACATGAAGGTGCTGGAAAAGGACATGCGCGGCGTGCAGATTGGGCACCAGGACCTGGAGCTGGTCGCGCGCGAGTTCCGAGCCATGACCAAGGCCATGAGCCCAATGATGGGGCGCGGAAGCCAGACCGCGACGCGAACCGCGCTCGACGCCAACATCATCGGTACCGACCTCGGCAAGATCGCGGGCTGGATCGAGGACACGTTCATCACCAAGGCGCTCGACTTGTACGTGCAGATCGACCGCCAGTTCATGGACAGGAACGAGATCGCCAAGTACACGCAGTCGCCGGATTCACCGCTGAAGGATCTAAGCCCCGAGAGCTTCATGGCCGGCATGGCGATCCGCGCACGCGGGTCGAAGCACTTCGCCGACCGCATGGAGCAGGCCCAGGGTCTTGCGGCGTTTATTTCGATGACTGCCAACAGTTCAATCCTTGCTCCCGCCGTGAATTTCCTGCACCTTGGCCGGAAGTATTATCAGCTTCTCGGCTTCCATGACGTGGACGAGGCTTTCAATAGCCCCGAGCGCGCGCAGCAAATTCTCGACCAGATGTTCGAGGCGGGGCTCATCGGAAGAGGCGGAAATGGTAACGACCCAGGACTTGCTACAGATGCTGGAGGCTCGGCGGCAGCTTCGCCGACAGCCACACAGCCTGCCTCAAGAAGCGGTTCTGGCCAAGGAGATGAAGGAAGCGGCCCAGGTCAGTCCGGGGTTTCGCAGTCTGGTAACAATGCTGGTGAACAATCTTGAAGGTGAGTTGGCGTACACCGTAGACGCGGAGCACCCCAACTACCTCGTTCGCTCAGCAACTCGCGACGGTCGCATTGCCGCCCTGCGGGCGATCGTCGAATCGGTCGACAGGTTTCTCCGCGAGCCGGACGAAACCTTTGAGCACGATCATTCGCCTACCGGGGCGTAAAACGCGGAGGAAATTCGCATGCAAGACCGGCCCGATAAGTTCGACGAGTTCGCATACGACCTCGTAGATGACGACACCGGCGCTCAGCCCGAGGCCGAACGCAACGAGGAAGGGACTCCGAAGACCATGCCGTACGATCGGTACGCGGAGATCGTCGAAGAGCGCAACTCGCTCCGCGATGACGTTCGCGAACTGACCAAGGCGCTGGCTGGTGCAGCGGTTCCCCAGGTTGGACAGCAGAGGCAAGCACCTGGGAACCCCGCCGATGGCGGAGAAGATGGCGAAGATCCTCTTGAGGGACTGGACCCACAGGTCGCGCAGGCGTTGCGCCACCTGACCGAATCGCAGACGCAGCACGTTGTCGACTCGATCTTGCAGCAGTTCGGCCCGGCCCTGGAGGCCGCGTCGCGGAGCAGCAACATCGAAGAGATCGACCGCCGAGTCCCCGGCTTCAAGGATGGCCTGATGGCCGAAGTCGAGGAAGAGTACCGCAAGCTCCCGCCCGAGGAGCAGGAACGGTACAGCGGCCGGGTCGGCATCGAGGCCCTCGCCAATCGCGTCCGCATTCGCAAGCTGGAGGAGGCCGCACAGAGCGGCCAGCAGCAGGTCCGGTCTCCGGGCATGGGCATCGCGGCGCGCATTCCGTCGTCGGCGCCCAGCCACGAAGCGGCTCCGAGAGGAGGGCCCGAGGAGTTCGATCCATGGGCGCTCTCGGACGAAGAGTTTGAGCGGAGGTTCGGCGACTAGCCGACTTCGCGACCCCGGAGGCAAGTACAATGGCGATGCAGACCGTCAGCTATATGCGGACCACCGGTTCCGCGACCAGCGGCGAGACCAACCTGCCCCGCGTAGCTCAGGGTACGTACAACCGTACGCTCCTGAAGCGGGCGCAGAAGACGCTGCTGCACGACCGGTTCGGACAGCAGAAGAGTCAGCGCCAGCGGAGCGGGCAGCAGCTCGTCTTCCGCCGGTACGAGAAGATCGCTCAGGCCACGGTGCCCCTGACCGACGGCATCACCCCCAGCAGCACGCCGCTGTCGAAGACCGACTACGTGGCGACCCTCAAGCAGTACGGTGATTACATCATCGTCACTGACTGGGTCGACATGACCCACGTCGACCCCGTGCTCACCGAGGCCAGCAAGGTTCTCGGCGAGGCCATGGGCGAGACGATGGACTCGGTCTACCGTGAGATCCTGGTCGCCGGTACGAACGTGTACTGCGTGACCACGGACGACTCCGGTACGTTCGCGGCGGGCACCACGCGCACGGCGTGTGCCGGTGTGCTCTGCAAGTCGGCCTGCGATGCGGTCATTCGCGACCTGCGCTCGGCCGACGCGAAGCCGTTCGAGGCCATGATCCCCGGCTCGGTGAAGGTGAACACGTACCCGGTGGGCGAAGCCTACTGGTGCATCATCCACACCGACCAGGAGCACGATCTGTTCAAGGCCGCCGGCGGCTTCGACCAGGACCCGGAGTTCACCCCGGTCGAGCGGTACGCCAGTCACACCGGCATCATGCCGTCGGAGATCGGCAAGTACCGGAACGTCCGGTTCGTCACTTCCACCAACGCGAAGATTTTCGCGAACGCCGCGACGGGCGGCGCCTCGGCTTCGACCTACAAGTCGACCGGCGGCTCCGACCCGGACGTGTACGTCGCGCTGTTCTTCGCGCGGGACGCGTACGGCGTCGTGAAGCTGGAGCGTGGGTCGGCTGGCGTGTTCGTCGAGCCGGCCGGGGGCAACAACGACCCCCTGCGTCAGCGCAACACCGTCGGCTACAAGTTCGCGGCCACGGCGGTCATCCTCAACGATGACTACATGTGCCGCGTCGAGAGCCTGTCTCTCGCGTAGTCGCTGAGCCTTGGCGGGGCGGCTCGTTCGCCCCGCCTAAAGATCGAAACGATCAAGACAAGGGAGGCCAGCAATGGCTGACGACATCACCATCCAGGGATACGGCGGCGAGGCGCTCGCGCAGCCCGTGTACGGCACGATCGCAGCCGCGAGCGGCAGCGCGATCAACGTGCCGCTTCCGTTCACGCCGTCCATCGTCGAGGTGGCGATCAGGACGGGCGTGAACGATCTCGTGATCGCGCGCTGCGTGCTCGCGCTCGGGACCAGCGCAACGGTGCCGTACGAGTGGGTTCTCTCCGAGAGTTCGGGAACCCTCAACACCACGATCTCGACGACCACGCCGGTCATCTCGGCGTACGCCGGGACCGACGGCAAGGAAGGCTTCACCATCGGTGCGGGCTACCTGGCCGCGAGTGACGTGGTGCTGTTCATCGCGTGGCCGTAGGCCGGCACGCGGAAGCCTGAACGACAACCCGCCGCAGGGCGTTAATCTGAGAGGTTGGAGATGGCCGAAACGAAGACAGAGAAGAGCCAGCGGCTCAACGAAGACCAACTGAAGAAGGCAGCCGACGGGCAGCGTGACCATGTTCCGATGCCGCAGCCAGACGAACCTCTTCCGAAGGGGTTCACGAATCCCCCGGCCGGCCAGGCCGGGCACCGGTGCCTCGACCCCAATGGGGTCTACCGGCCGTCGTGGTTCAGTCTGCTCCTGCACAAGTCCGAAGGCATGCCGGAGCGTCAGCCGTTCAACTGCGCGGGCAAGAAGTACTCTGTCCGCGTGGGCGACTGGGTGGACGTGCCGCCGGAGATCATCGAGGTACTCCGCATGTCGGAGCACGCGATGGTCGCGTACGACGAGAGGCAGTCTGGAGACCTCCAGTCGGGCCCCCCGCGTCCGCGCGAAGTCGGCCGGCGTCCGCGCTTCAACTACAACGTCTACGCCTCTGCATAGACGTTTCGGTCCGTTCGCGCGCCGCTGCGCCCTTCTCGGGGTGCGGCGGCGCGTTGCGTGAAGGAGACACCGATGGGGTTCTATGAGGCGTCCAGCGGCGAGACCCAGTTCGACCTGATTCCGGCGACGCGAACGCTGGTCCAGGCAGTGAACAGGATCATGTCGGCCACGGGCAACACGCCGCCTAACTCGCTCACGTCTGGCTTGAACCAGCGCGTCGAGCAGGCCAAGAACGCCGTCATCGACGCGGCCGAGCGGATCTACAACGCCGAGCTGTGGCAATGGCGGTATCGGTGGCGGATGTTCCAGCCCGAGGACGCGAAGATGTTCTACGATCTGCCCGGCGACTGGGCCGGCCGTGGCTCGTTCGCGCTCCAGGCAACGACCGACTCGTCTACTCACACAGCAGGGCCGGACCTCAAGTACATCGACTACCATTTCCTGCTGGAGATGAACCCCAACCTGCGCCTCGTGCCGCGAACGATCGCCATCGAGACGAGCCTCAGCGAGAGCGTGATCCAGGACGCGATCATCGACAACATCGGCGGCGTACCGACACAGTTCTCGATCATCGGCAACCAGCTCATCCTGTTCCCGGTTCCGTCGCAGGATGTCATCACCGCCAAGAACCTGAACTACAGCCTGACCCAGCGGTACGCGTTCGGGTTCTACGGGACCATGCCGCCGCTGGAGGATGGGTCGGACAACATTCCACTTCCCCCGTACCTGATGCACATCCACCATCGGCTGTCGCTTGCGTATCTGAAGCAGGCGATCGAGTACGGGGACTTCGTCGCGGACGAGCAGCGCGCAGAGGCCATGCTGCAACAGGCGGTGGCTCAGAGCCTCCAGCAGCAGGGCGACCCGGAGCTTGGTGACTTCAGCCATGGGATCAGATACTGATGCCGTACAGCGACAAGATGCAGATCCCGCCGGTCGTGTTCTACGGCCTCGATACGCACAGTAACGAGGTATTCGGGAACCAGACCGGCGCCGCGTACGTGCGGAACATGGACTTCAGGCCAGTCGGCGGCATGAAGAAGCGCGCCGGCTTGACCGAGATCACCATCGACGGTTCGCGCAACAGCCCGGTCGGAACGGTCGACTCTGTCGACACTGTCATGGCGCTGCACAAGCAGGACGCCGGCGACGCATTCCTGGTCGCCGTTCGCGGCGCCGTGCCGTCGCGCACAGAGCTGGATACTACCGGGTGGGTGGAGCTTCACGCGCGCATGGAGGCCGGCGCGGTGTGGGTCGGCCAGGTCGGGCCATTCACCGAGTTCGACCCGACGACCTCCGCGAACTACAAGGGTGAGTGCCTCTACATGGTCAACGGCGAAGACGAGCCGTTCATCATCACCGGCGACACCGCGCAGACCTACGAGGAGACGATCAGCAACACGTCGATCGCGTCGACCGGAATCGGCACGGCGATCACCGTCACCCTGTCGTCGGCCCCGGCCGGCGCGGCGCTCGCGAACGGGGACTGGGTTGTCATCACCGGCGCCGCAGGAGTTCTTGGCACTGTGCTGAACAACGTGCCGTTCCGCATCGAGGTCATCTCGACGACCAGCTTCTATTTGCTGGAGAGCGACGGTTCGCGCTACCTCGCGCCCAATGCGGGGGCCGTCTCGCCGGCCGGCAGCACCAACCTCCGCCCGCAAGCGATCCGCAGGTGGCCGAAGCTGAACTACAACGCAACGGTGGCGAACCAGATCACCGGCTACCCGGATCGATGGGAAGACCCGGACGCCGCCGGCG